AGTGGCTGCGCTGCTTGTGGCGGAACTGACTTTGTATTCTCGGGAGCCGGTTCCTCGCATGTGGGGAGCAGTGTTTGCCAAGACTGTGGCGTTGTACAACCAGGTCCGGTCTTTTTTGAGCATATGTACGGTTGCCATATGTCTTACAAGTCTTCTAATTATAAACGAATTCATCACTGGCATGAGCGAATCTCTCAGCTACTTCTACTGGAGAGCGAGATTCCTGCGCCGGAGATGCTACTCATTGCTGAGCGGCTTTGTGACGGGTCGTTCTCGGTTATCAACAAAGATAACATCCGAACAGTACTCAGATCTCTGAAGCTACAGATCTACATCGAGAAGTGGCTTCAGATCATCTACAGGATCACCAGGATCTGCCCTCCAACGCCAGGGTCTCAGCTGATTGGGAAGCTAGACGACCTCTTCATCGAGATGCAGAGACCGTTCGACTGCTCCAAGCTAGAGGCCAGGAAGAACTTCCTAAACTACAACTACGTTTTCTGCCGCCTCTTCCAGATGATAGGGTGCACTCAGTTCTGCATGTTCTTCCCTCTGATAAAGAGCGCCGCTAAGCTGCAGGCCCTGGACGAAACTTGGACGAAGATGGCAGCTTCTATCGACTGGGAGATCAAGCCTTTACAACACGTGGGAGCATTCTCAGTCCGCCTTGAGAAGCCTGAGCTCTTGCTTCAGAGACTACGGCTAAAGCTCGCAACTTCAACCCTGGCTGCGCCAAAGTCAGAGCCCATCCAAATATCATGCCGCATGTGGGGTCATCCTTCCGCAGGATGGGGCAAACGACGGAGAGAGCACATCCATTCAAGCCCGACTGCACCATCAACTCTAAAGCTTGTGACTGAATCGAAGCGCCGTCTACGTAAGATGGGAGGCAAGTCTCGATGATCGCTCCCAGTGCAAGGCCCAACCCCATGTGCAGAACCGAGTTCTGGATACCTCTCCCAAGCCCGGATCGAACCACAGGTTCAGCTGCTTCACTCATCAGTCATTCTCTTGGAAAAACTACTCCATGATCGTCTTCCATGGCTGGGGCGTGAAGTCCTTTACTGTTAGGAGCTGGAGCGCAGACTCGGGGCCGCCCTTCGGAGGGACAACGTTGTCGTTCATCGAGGACTCCCAGTACTCCTTGCTACCGCACTTGAACTTGCCGGGGTCCTGCGCCTTCCACCAACTCATCATAGAGATCTGGTCCTTCCCCGTGTCTGTGCAGGTGTTGATCACCAGCGTCTCGTTGTCCTCTGTGTAGGCGTCTAGTATCTGGTTGAACGCGTCTCGCGTGAGGAAGTCAGCGTAGTTCTCCCACAGACACTCCCTCTGCACCTTCTGCATGCACTTCAGCATGAAACAGTAGTCTGTGTTACCCCGGATCGTCGGTGTGATCGCCTTCGCGTACTGCGTCGTGATGAGAACGAACAACTTGTAGTGCCGCCCAGCCACAAAGAGCTCCATTAGGTTCGCGTCGTACTTGAGTCGCTGGTCGCTGATAACGTCGTCCAGCAAAACAAAAAAGGGGGCTTTCTTTTCTTTCTCCTCGTCAGTAAGGCCTCTGTCGTTTAAAATCTTCTTTTGGCGCTTGAACACAGTATCAAGGATCGCCGGTTCGTACTTTGGGTAGATATACTTAGCTGGGATGTATTGTCTCCAGAACTTGTTTAATTCATCTGTCTGGCTAATGACAATACCAGCTGGTATCTTGTCCCTCATCAAGTACATCAAATTCCTAAAGATCCAGGACTTGCCAGTGCGACGCTTCCCTACAGCTACAATTGTAGCGTCTAGCTTTATTTCCTCTGGGTTAAACTCTTGGATGTCGGGAAGGTTGACCTCTGCGTAGAGGTCAGACGCTAGCACAGGCATCGTTGCGTGCTTCCCGAACGTCTGACCCGTGCTGGGGGTCTTCTGTGGCTCAGTCTTCCCAGTCTCATCTGAAGAGGTAGGACCAGTGGGCTCCTCCTTCTTTGTGCGACCACTCATGCTGGTGTTTCTTCAGAAAAGACGGGTGCCACATATGGAGTCGAGAAGTCGTACGNCTGGCAGGAAAAGAAGCTCACCTGAGAGACCTGCTGCAGCTGAGACCTCTGCGCCACGATCGACACGTCCTCGAAGGACCACTGCACNCCGAACTTGTCGCCGCCGACGCCCGTGTAGACCTGCGCCGCGTAGATGGTAGCCGCAACCGCGTCCCCAGGGCTCACAGTGCCGGAGGGGAGCACAGCGCCAGCGTGGTCGCAGACGTTGATCTGCCTGGCGAACCTCCCTCCGACCCCGTCCCAAGTGTACTTCGGCGTGCTCAGCTGCAGTGAATTTCCGCTTTGCGCACCAGAGTTCTTGTCATACTTAGCTCTCACACTGCGAATCTGGAGCATCTTGCACTCCTCCTTGCTGAGGTTCTTGCGGCCGAGCACCTTCAGCTGGTTCTGGAACACGAATTCCAGTAGCTTATCATCCACGTTGTTCAGGAGGGCAGAGAGCATTGTGAAGCCAGTGTTGGGAGCGCCGTTGATCTCAGAGTCTGTGAGGTCTAGGGAGAACTTGGCCTTGAAGGGGTCAGTCGGTCCCCACATTGTGCCGAAGTTGCCATCCCCGGTGCAGCGAGGCCAATGAGTCACACACGCTGGCGAGACGAATGCGATTTCCGCTCCGTTGGGGTGGAGGTGCATAGAGATGGAGGTCTTGCGTGCATCAGTGGAGATCTGGAAGCGCACGTTCTCGCTGTCGATCTGGCTGAGCTGCTGGAACTGGTGGTTGCGGAGCGCCATTTAGAAGTACTTGACTCTTGCTGTTGGAAGGTGTGCGTTCGCTGTGTGCGAGTTGTGCAGAATGAATTCAATTGGGAAGGACCTGGAAGTTTCCCTTTCCTGAAGTGGAAGTTTCAGGGTCCCTCCTGGGGTGTGGAATTCTGTGGAATTGTGAGCTCCGCGAGCTACGCCGAATTTGTCAAGTGTGCTGCTGTTCATGCTTGGGATCCCAGATCCATACATCTGAGGGGTCCTGTCTGCGCGGCGAGTGGGGTCAGCACCCAATCGGTCGTGCACCCCATCGAGNGGGTTTGGCGCCCCTATCCACTGGGCGCTCAAGTCTGCACCTCTCTTCTCAAAAACGCAACTGGACTGGCTAGATCCCATCTTTGGACTCTGGATGGGAAAATAATCTAGCTTTAAATTTAAATGGGTTGCATTGTAGCCATCGGGTTCTGCATGGCGTACGGAATTGCGTGCAGACTCGTTCTCGGTGGAAGCAGGAGTAGAGTTACCCCTACTCAGGGTTGATCAGCTCACCCATACCCCGCATGCACGAGTGTTCGTTGGAGCAGGACATGGTCTTGCCCCTGACTGTGCAGTAGTCGTGCAAGGTCTCGTGGACTAGAGTGCAGACGAGGTCGTCCCACGTCATGGGCGCTTCAGAGCTTATCCATATCGACTCGCCGTCAGTGAGACCGAGAAGCTCCTCTCCCACGGGAAGGAGCTCAGCGCGGCGCATGCGCTTCATAGACGCCTCGTGTCGGAAGCTGACCTGGGACGACTTACACTTGTACTTGCGGGACGCGAATCGACAGAAGTGACGCTGCAGCTTCAGCCGCTGCTTCGTGAGCACATCCCTCGCGAACGGCTTCGCTAGCTCCAGCATCCCGCTTGTCACTAGCTTCTCCTCCGTGCAGCTCTCCCTCCTCGGGAACACGCTGTCGCTTTCCGGGCGATACCTCGTCCTCATCCTCCTCACAGTCTACGTCAGAAGTTGCTGGTGGCTGGCTAGGCACCTCGTTGGACCAGAAGGTGAGGTCAACCCCCTTCGCCATCGCCTCGTGGATGCGCTCCGTTATCTTGAGCTGCTCCTCCTTCGCCATCGGAGGGGGCGTGTCGGAGAGGCACTTTATAGCAGCTGCAATCTGGGTGTAGTACCCAAGCAGGAACTCGAAGGTGTCCGGGTCTCGCTTCACACGGAAGACACGTAGCCCCTCCGGAGCCCAGCAGATGTAGTCGCACCAGCTGCGGCCGGTTATCTCCAGGAGCGCGTTCATCTGGACCCAGTAGTAGTGAGGGACAGCGGAGTGGAGGCGCACACCCTCCTTCTTGCGGACGTAGTAGGGGCACTTCACCTCGATCAGCCCTTCAGTGCCAACGAACCCGTCCGGCGACCCAGCCAACCAGTTGTAGTGAGGGTGCGTGTGGAGCCCAGTCGCAGTGACAAGGTTTGCTGTCTTTGCAATGTAACTCATTATGCCGTTTGGCTCGTTGTTAGTCCCCCAGCGGGTGGCCTGGTTGCCGGAGAAGGGGTCCTTCCCAAGAGCACGGAGGTAGGCCTGCTTGCGAGAGGTGTAGCTGACCTGGCCGAGCAGAGCTGCTAGGTTGGAGGCAGTGAGCTTTCCACGCCTCGCTTCGTGCCAACCGGGTGTGCGTTGCTGGAGATCCATCGTGCGTTGTGTAGAATTGGGAACTCAATTTCTGAAACTTCTAGGAAAGCAATTATGACTTGGGGTTGGGGACCAANACCAGATGGAGTGATTGGTGATTACTCAACTTCACTAACTGATGTTAACTTTAATTGGCAGGGGAGAGGTGAGGAGGATGCCCATTTAGGGGGTGCTAAGGGGACACCAGCTGAGTCAAAAGTTGCTCACGC